TGCCGCGCTCGCTGGATTTGAGGAAGGACTTGGCGGCGTTTTTGGCGGCGCTCTCGTCGGGGTAGAGGTTTGGGGCTTCGTAGTCGGCTCCGCTGCCTTGGCCGTCGAGGGTGAAGGATTTTGTTTCTCCGGTGGTCGGATCGTGCCAGCGGGTGGTGGCGCTGCCGTATTTTGTGCGCTGGCTGAATTGGGCGCTGTAGGTGGCGACTTCGCTCTTGGTTATTGTTGGGCCGGGCAGGAGTGCGCCGGTGATGCTTGCGCCTGTGCTGCGGGGTAGGAAAAGGAGACGGCCAAAGGTGGGCTTCATGAGTGCCTCGTAGTCACGGGCGAGGCGCGTGAGGAGGTTCATGTTGCTCTCGTTGGTTTGGTCCAGGTGCGGGATTGTGACCGTGTAGTATTGCGGGGCGATGCCGGGGATGAGGCCACACTCGGCGGCGATGTTCGTGACGAGCTGGCCGAGGGTGATGTTGTCGAAAGAGCGGGTCTTGCGGCTTTGGAAGGGTGAGAATCCTCCCGCCGCTGCGAAGGGGGCGGCTTTTCCTGAGAGGCTCATGCGTTCTGGGAAACCGGACAGGCTGATCTGATCGATGACGAACTGACCCTTGTCCACCGTGTTTCCCTCGTAGCCGATGGCGATGCTCAGGATTTCGCCCTCGGAGGGGATCGGGAGCTTCCCGTCGTGATTGGAGAGTTCGATGGAGACGGTATCGGCCTGTTCGGTCGAGTTGTCCGTGATCGTGAGGCTGGCGAGGCGTTGGGCGTAGGTTTTCGTGAGGTCGCCGCCTGTGCCGGTGATGCGGAAATCGGGCTTCATGGCCTACGAGAAAAGACTGACCGTTTCCTTGGCTTTCGGTGCCTCGATGATGGGCAGGACGATGTGGATGCCGGCGGGGAGATAGGGGCCTTGTTCAGCCAGGCGTAGAGAGCGGTTGACCTCGAGGACGGTCTCGACCTGTTGGCCGTAGGTGCTTCCGTAATGCTTGTGGCAAATCTCATCGAGCATGTCGCCCTGTTTGGTTTTGTAGACGTTCATCTTAGCGATCCCAAAAGCCCGGAGGCCGACACATTGAACGGCCCAATTTTTAGCGTCACCTCGGCGTATTTTTTCAAATTGATCTGGAAGTCGATTTTGCGGGGTTGGCCGTTTGACCAGAAAACCTCCTGCGCCTCGTTGATCGATTCGACGACCCAGAGGCCGTAATAGTTGCCCGTGCCTGTGACGAGCGGCAGGGCGATTCCGAGGGAGGCTTGAACCCGCATTTGCGACATCTGTCCAAGTCCGCCTTTGTATTCGGGGAGGATCGTTCCTTGGAGGGAGATGGTTTCGGAGTCGTATCCGCAGTATTGCATCAGCGGGGCTTGGCCGAATCGCTCCACCTCCTCCCACTTGTAGGAGGATTGACGCTCAAGCTGCTGGTATGCGGCAGTCGAAATCGAGAACCGAAAAGCGCCAAGGGCGAGCATGGTGTCGTTGGCCATGGTTAGTCGTAGAGTGCGCCACCAGCGAGGGCGGCTTGGCGTCCGTCGAGGCGGGCGAGAACGAGGTCGGCAAGCGTGCGCTCGTTCATGCCGGGGGAGGCGTTGATGGTGATGTTGATCGTGCGGTTGTCGTTGCTCACGCTGCCGCCTGCGCGGTGGTTGGGGATGATCGACCCGGATGAGGATGGGCTGAAAATCTCAGGGCCTCGCTCTCCGACGAGGTAGCTTTTGCCAGCGGACACGGGTCCACCGGCTGCGCGTGCGCCGTCAATCGGTGCGGGGGCGTCGCCGCCGGTAAACACGCCTTTGATTGAGCTGCCGAGGCCAACGAATTTTTCACGCACCCATCCGAACCACGCGCCGATTTTGCCTGTAAGCTGGTCGAATGCGCCTGCGATTGAGTCGTAGATGCTTGTTCCCATGTCCGCGATGGCCATGGTGGTATTGTTGACCCATTCACCGATTGCGCTGCCCATGTTTGAAATGAAGCCTGTGGTGGCTGTCCATGCCTCGTTTAGCGCCCATGCCCATGTGTCCCAGTTGTCAGCCACATGCTTGACCGTAAAGCCAAGGGCGACCACTCCAGCGGCGACAACGGCAACCGTGCCGATGATTGGCAGCAGGGCTGCGCTCCCGCCTGCTGCGGCTGCGGCCATTCCCCAGAGTCCTGTCGTGAGGGACACCACTGCGGGCAGCGCCATCACGATAGATGCACCAAGCGAGACCACTGCGGCGATAGCTGGGGCGAATGCTACGGCGGCGATTCCCACGAGCACGGCTTTGACGCCGCCAACCGATTCGATGAACGGCCAAGCGGCCTTGCCCATTTCGACCAGGCTTTTCGCCATGTCACGGATCTGTCCGCCGATGATCGGGCCGTTGGTTTTGATCCAGCCGCCGAACTCTTGCGCCATGGCTTTGATATTCGGCGCGTTTTCCCGGATGAATGAACCCAGCGAAGTCATCAACTCGGTCAGGACGGGCAGGAGTTCGCGCCCGATGATGTTTTGTGAGCCTTGCAGGGCGAGGTTGAATTGGCCCATCGCCTCGTCGAACGCATCGCCCATGAGCATGTCGGAATCGCTGAGAAGATAGCCCGCATCTTGCGCGGCTTGCGCGTAGCCTTGCAGACCTTCCTTGCCGAGGTTGAGGAGGTTCGGGATTTTGCGGCCAGACTTGCCGAAAATGTCCGTCGCGATCTTAGCTTTGTTGACGCTGCCGGTGTATTTGCTGAACGCCTGCGAGATAGTGGCGAACTGCGAGGCGGTGTCCATCTTTTGGAGCTTGCCGATGTCGAGACCAAGCTCGTTCAGTGCCTCTCCCGTCTTGTTGCCGTCTTCGCCCGCCTCGACCATGCGGATGTTCATTTCTGAAAGCGCCTTGTCGGCCATTTCGGCGGAGGCTCCGACTTGGCTTGCGGCGTAGCGCACGGACAGGAGAAAGTTTGCATCCGTCCCAAGGGTTGCCGCGCCTTCCGCTGCGGAGTCGGCGAAGTTACCAAAGCCGGTTCCGAGTTTCCACACGGCAGCACTTGCTGCGGCGGCTGCTGCGCCGATGGCGACGAATCCGCCAGCGGTGCGCTTAAGGACGGTCTGAAAATTGTCGCCGATGGGTTCGATCTTCCCCCATGAGTCCATCACTTTGCGGGTTGCGTCCGCTTTGCGTTGCAGAGCGGCAAGCTCCTTGCCGAGGGTGACGGTATCCGCGCCGGATTCTTTCATCGCCGCACCGACCTCTTTCATGCGGGTTTTCAGCTTCGACATCGAAGCGCCGAGAATCTTCGTATTCCCAGTGACGGCGGCAAACGACGATTTCAGCGAGCCAGCAACGGCCCCGCCGATCTCGATGGTTGCTTTGAATTTTTTCTCGGTCGCCATTTTTTATTTAGGAAGTTTGCCGCACCAGTCCACAAGCTCCTCGGCGGTCATTGCGCTGATTTCTGCAAGGCTCCACCCGGTATGGCTGGCCAGTGCGAGAGTGCCGCGCATGGCGTCCTCCCGCGTCAGGCTAAAAAACCGGAGAAGGCTTTCTGGAGCTTCTTGTAGTCGCCCAGATCGAGGTCGCGGATTTCCACGGGCGTCACCATGCACAGGTTAGCGAAGGTCAGTATTTCCGTCTCTTTGTCGCCGCCGCCTTTGCTCCCCTCCTCGGCTGCGAGGATGTCGCCAACCTTCGGCCTGCGGAGGGTGAGACGCCGGCATTCGACGCCTTCGATTTTGATCGGGAAATCGAGTTCGATTTCCACGGTGGATTTCTTGCTCGCCATCGCCAGATTAGATGCCGATGGCGTTGCGCTGTGCTGCGAGGCGGTCCACTCCGTTCACGATGCGAACCATGTTTGGAACATCGATGTCGTTGATGGTCCGACCCGCTTGAGTGTATTTGTAGCTGCGGAGGTCCATCGTGAAACTGATGGTTGATTTCTCGCCAGCCTTCCATGCGCCGGGTTCCATCGAGCGGATTGTGCCGTTCATGTAAACGACCACGGGCGTCACTGAGCCGTCGAGGCTTTCGAGAGCGCCACGGGCCACGAGTGGCACGGTCTGGCCTTGTCCCATGCCCCAGAGGTTGAGGACATTTTCCTCGTAGCCTGAGAGCACGAAGGAGGCTTCCAGTTTCTCCTGGCCCATTTCCACGGCCACGCTTGCGTCCATGCCGCCAGCGCGGAAGTCTTCGACCACGAGGCCGAGGGTGGGGAGTTGCAGCTCGTCTACGACGCCTGCAAACCCACGCCCGTCCACATATAGGTTATAATTTTTGAGGATGTTCGATGCGGTTGCCATGGTCTTTTTTTAGTTGAGGATTTCTTTGAGGTATTCGTTGGTCAGTTCGCCTCGGAAAGTGATGTGCTCGGCTGGGTAAGGCGGTGTGAAGTCGAAGTTGAAAAACACCTTTCCGAGT